CAAATTACCTGCTCCATATTCCTGTGCTTCTCCAAGTAGGTTCCTCTTTGGGTCTAACCTGCCTTGTGCTACAGGGATATTCCTTAACCAGTAGTCACCCATATTACGCACCATCTTTACTTCATGGTCGTCCATGATCTGTCCAGTAACTCCACCAACAGTAGTACGCAGGAATGATGACCAAGGAATAAAATTCGATGACGTAGATCCAATCCATCTTTGAATCTTCTTACCTGTGGTGTCTGATAAAGCCGCTGAGAATTGCTCAACACCTGTAAGGTATGATTTGTTGATAATGTTTCTTTGCAAGGCAGAGAATGTGATAATCAATGTTCTTTGGATAGCGTCCTCAGAGACATTAAACTCTCCTTCCTGCATTAAATCCAAAGCATCAGCATAAATGCCGATGATTGTAGCAAATGGGTCAAGCCGTTGATAGCTATAGTATTTGTCTCCAATCTTAATTGAGTATGGTTGCCAACCTGTTTCCTCTAATCGTTTACGCTTGTCAGGATCTCTTGGGCCACCTCCGCTAATGTGCATATTTTCATTGCGGTTAAATTGACGCATCACGCCGAGCATACCAACACTTGCCGCAATAGTAGTTGAGAGTCGCCCAATTGCTGCTGACTTTACGGCAGTATCAGAAGATGTCAGTTGTTGGTATAATTGACTACCATTCATTGCTTCAAACACCGTTCTATCCTTTGCATATACAAGGATATTGAGTGGTGTTCTGATAAATGGCATCACCAAAGATGTAATTGGGTGCTTATTGGCAAGTTGGTAGATACCACCAGCCAAGCTGTCAGGGTTTAAGTCATTGGTGAACGATAATACATTTGCTTCATTTCCAACATAAGCGGCTAATGCACTACGGTCTTTGTCGTAATTCTTGACTACATGAGCTTTAGCAACACGATCCAAGTCGGCCCTTTTGGTAAACCCTCTGGCTTTTGCTATCTTTACACCTTGGCGATACAATGCCTCCTTGGAGTATAGCTGTCCTCCTGCCATAACAACACTACGGAGTTTATCATCTACGTATTTAGCTATGGCAGCAGGATCTTTTATTCCTTCTTTCTCAATCGCTTCGATGGTCGCCTTAAACATTGCTGCTCGTCTGGCGTTGATTTGCTTAAAGATCTCATCCGTACCAGTAAGTCCCCTGAATGGTAGTTTAAAAATATTAAAGATTGCATCCATTGTCTCATTGAAACTTTGGTGCTTAGAGCCAGGTGCAGGTTTACCGAAAAGGTTTTCAGATGTTAGTTTAGATCTGTGAATTACTTCCCCGAATGGAGTTGTGGCAGTATTGCCGAGGAGTGTAGGACTGCCTGTTTTATAAGATCTACCTGCTGCCTTCCATACTTCCGCTGTAGTAATCGCATCAATGGTCTGCATGATGTGCATCTTTGCAAGCTGCGGGTTGCCTGAAAACAATGCACCGATACTCTTTTCTGCTGTATCCAATCCAAGCGTAAGCAATCCACCAAATCCATTTACGAACTGAGAAGGTGGGGCAGATAGAAGATTTGCAAGCAGCACCTCTCTTAGCACCTCAAACCTACCGCCTTTTGATTTTTCTGCAATATTGAGGACTTGCTTGAGTACGGTGTCAGTATCTGCTCCAGATGTAAGTAGTGCAACCACTTCATCCACCATGCCCTCTTCCCTGCCACGTATTGCGGCTTTTGCTCCTGCGTCTGAGCCTGAACGAACCTCGCTAACATTGATCATGGATTTCCTGTTGCGGAAAAGCTTAGTCTGTTGGAGTCCCTTACCAAACTGTCGGGCAACCTGTGACTCTAATGCACTGTACTCATAGAGGTCATCTAGGTACTTTGAGATAATCGCATAAGTTTTATCCTTACCCACTGTTGCCATTTCTTCAATGGCCTTGTTCATCTCGCCTACGATGTCTGATGCAATCATCCGAAATGCTGTGATCCTATTGCGAATACTGGTAAGTGTCTCAATATCCTCAGTGATCATTTGCTTGCTATACTCACGATCAAGTTTGTCAGGGAGTGCATCCCTGGCGTTGTTCATGTGTTCTGGGCCTGTCTCGCTCTTTGGCTTAACCTTCTGCTCCTTATCAACAAGAGCATTAACATCCTCCATGAAGCCAAACTTGTCAGCAGTGGTACTAAATTTAGTAGAACCTCCTGTTCCTATGTCCTTAGCGACACGTTCTGCATCAGCACGAGCCTCTTCTGGATCTACCTCATCACTATAGCTTCTCTTGTTATTGTCCCTGCTAACCTCAATGTAATCCTCTACATCCTTTTGTGCTTGTGCTGCGTCTTCTGCTGAGTCGATAACAGCTTCCGCTTCGTCATCAATGACTTCCCTTGCACCATCATCAATGGCATTTCTAGCCTGTGAATCAAGTGAATCCAATTCTCTGATAGGCCCAATGAATGCGTCCTCGTCAAGCAGTTCATCTGCATCAGGTCTACGCAGCAATTCAGGTATCATTTGCTCTGGCTCATCTACGCCTGCCCGTACCTTCCTTGCAGCTTTGATGAACTTCACGCCCTTCATTAAGCCACGAATCACTGCTTCTGCTCCAGCACCTAAGATTGCACCTTCCAGTGCGTTCTTAAATCTGCCTTCCAGTTCCCCTTCATCACCATCCGATTCCAGATAATCCAAGATTGGACTGCGTAACTCAGTGTGTTGTTTGATTAGATTGGAAAGTCTATGTTCGTGCGCAGTGAATACTGTGAAGTCTGCACCAGCACCAGCAACCATGCCTCGCAGGAAGTTACTTTTGGAAAGTACCTGACCTGCCTTACCCAATGCACCTGCCTTAGATACTGCCGAAACTGCACCAAACATAGGGATAAAACCCATAAGGAATTGTGTCACCCCTTCGGTCAGTTGCCCCTGCCATGTCTGACTTTCTCCTAAACCCCAATCCCAATCTGCTTCAAAGTCGTGTAGATCAATCACACCACCTGTTACCTTCTCCCCTACGTAGTCCACAAGCTCGTATGTACTTTGTGCCATACCTCTTATGCCACGCAATGCACCAAGCCCTATATCGCTGAATACATTTACATCAGGAGTATCATCCTGTACTACTTCTTCCTCTTGAAAGACTGGACTGTCAAGGTCTGGGCTAACTTGCGGTGTATCTATATCAAATCTTGCCATTATCTTTCAAACATTTTGTAAATCTTGCGGTTCTTTTCGTACAACTCGGATTGGTCTTTGTGTAAGCTATCAATGGATCTGCCGAGTATTTCTGCTTTCCGTTTCGCAGTTGCACTTTGAGGGTTCAGTAACTCTTCTTCAGTCAGGATGCGGTGTATTCTTGGGTTGAGTTCTTTCACGTTTACGTCATACCCATTGGCTTGCCCGTCAAGAATCACTTGATACAGGTCTTCATCTTCCTCGCCTCCATCTATCTTCTTGAAGTTATGCAACTCTGTGTACATACCTTTTGCGGATTGCACCTTGAGATATAGTCGCTCTAGCTTCTCAAGTTCCTGCTCTGTGTATGGTATTGCTGGTATGTATGACAAGGAGATTGGAGGCGAGACAGGCGGAGACTTAGGTGTTTCCCCGTTAAGAATACTGATTACCTTCTCGGTATCGTACCATTTCCAAAACTCTTGTACGGCTTGCTTGTTTAGCTTCTCATTCTTGCCAGTTGTGAAGATACTGTAGTTTACCTCCAGTGCGTCAAAGAGTTGTTCGCCTTTGAAATTCTTGATCTCTACTGGTTCCTCTGCGTTTGCGGCTTTATTAATTTGAGTTTGCTGCTCATCAATCAATTTCTTGCTTTCCTCCTCCTGCTTAATTATTTGCTTTAGTTGTTCTAAGTAATCCCTTGTGTGTTGCTCGAAGCGGTTGGTAATAAATGCTTTGGTTGCCTTTATGCGTTCTTCCTCTGTGCCTCTTTGATTTTGGTAAAACTCAAATGCTTCTTGTGGGATTTTATTACGAGTAGAGTTGTTTCGTTGTGACCATAGTTCGTAGTCTATGCTGCCAGATAACTTAATTCCTTTGGTGGTTGCCTCTGTAATAGCTGCTTGAGCAAGACCTGAAAAGGTTTGATCCACGCTACGGAATGTAATATTGACACCAGTTTTTTCGTTAAAGATATTGCGTTGCGTTACACTACCCCTGCCTGTTGTGTACTCGTCAATCTCTTGGAATACTTGTGCGGTGATGATTTTCGTTGTCTCATCATCTGAGTCTGACATACGATCCCGTAATTGCTGGCGAAATTCTACGGTTAATAGTTCTGCACTTGAATACTGTTCATCATTAAACTCAACAGTACCGACATCATTCAATTCCTGCACCATCAAGACATAATTACTGAATAACTTACGGCTTTCATCCTGTATGCGATGGTTCTGCTTCTTTCGTTCCTCATCCATTCGGTTGCCATCTTCCTGCATTTCATTACGTGCTACATCCCCAATCAAATCTTTTAACTCGTCGATCATTTGGGAGTTTTTTTTATGTCCAAGAAACTCACCACCGATCTTTATTCTACTGGTCATTGCTTCCAGTAATTTATACGCCTTGTGTTGATCTACCTTTGATAGGGATTTGAATGTCGATGTAATGACTTCCTCTTGTTGTCTCCTGTTAAGATTGCCTGTGTTAGCCCAGATCTCATCAATCGCAGCCAATCGATCAGTGTCGTATATGTCTGGTGCTGCTTTGGCTAACTCGTGTAATTGGCTTGCTACATCACTGGCAATGTTTTGATTAAACTCCTTTTGCTTTTGATCGGAAAACCTTTGGTTAAGAACATCACTGCGTTGCGTCCAATCTGCATCAAACGCTTGAAGCATCAATGGGTTTTGTTCCAACTCTGGGTTCTTTCTTAGAAACTTCTCCCTCTCCTGTAAGAGTATATCACCAACTGAAAGCTTCTCATCACCATCTTGTTTACCACCAAAGAATCTACCCTCTTGAGATACTGTTTGTGAGTGGAGCAACCCTGCATACCTTCTGGCGATTGCCTTCTGGTTACGCTCCCAATTCATAGGGTTGCCAAGAAAAGGTAGCTTGCCTTTCCGTACCGCACCATCAAGGCGTTTCTGCATCTTGGCTTGCTCTGCCTTGACTTGCTCATAAGTCATGCCCTGCAACTCCTGCTCATACATCTCAGACACAGTCTGTCCTGCCTGTGCGTATGCTTGTAGTCCTGCACTGACATTACTCAATGATCTGGCAAGCTTGGTGTAACCGCTCTCAGGTGCTTGTTGTACTGCAACCCTGTACTGACCTCCTGCAACATTAGCAGGACGCAAGCCTCTTGTTGGTAAATCTTCTGTTTGTTCTCGTGCCATTAGGTGAGTGATCCCTTAGATAAAATCAGGAGTATTAGCTGTACTTGGTGTGTTGGTTATAGAACCTCCCCTTGCTTTTGCTATGCCATATCCTTGTGCCATGCCTTGCGGTATAGATGCACCTATCGAAGTTACTGCCTCTAGGAAGTTCGGTGCATTGACGGGTCGGTTAATTCCGATCTGTGTTTGCTGACTGCCAGTAATCGCACTTTGGGTTTGGAATCCGTATGCTACATCTTGGAATCCCTGCTCCCTTGTAAGTGCATACTGGTAATTACCCATCTGCCTGTAGTAGTCGTCGAGTAGCAAATCAACACTGCTGCCTGATACACCAGCCTCTCCGGAAGCGACCGTTGCCCTTGCTACACTTGCCCTTGCACGTTGCTGGATTGCAAATAGTTCACTCTGCCTTGCTTGCATTTCCTGATCCTGCTTTACACGCATGGCTTGGAGTTGCTGTTGTAAACGTACTTGCTCTGCTTCCGATGCTGCGGCTTGGAACTTGCGTTGCTGGCGAGCTTGCTGCGTTTGCCCGATAATGCCTGCTGCTGTAGATCCAACTGTTGCTGTTAGTGATGCACCGACTGCGGTTTGTGTTGCAGCGAGTGCCGCACTTGCTCCTGCGGTAGATGTTCCTGTTGCTAATGCACCTAATGCTGCGAACCAACACATTACGCATCTCCTCCTATTCTAAAGTATTGATACCCGTCAGGTGCTGGATTGTCTAAGAATTTTGCACCAAGCCACTTGAGCCATTTGATGCTCACAGTGTTCTCGGTATGTACCACGTTGTAAACAAAGTCATACCCTACCATTAAGTGTGCCACCCAATCCTTGCCATGCTTTAGTAGAGTATCCTTGATGTCCTTCATGTACTTAGTGCCGAGCATCCAAATCATCCCAATGTCATCGGTTACTGATCCTACACCAAAGCAAGCGACAAGCTTGTTGTTATTCAGCCGCACCGTAAACTTCTTGTGTGAGTTAAGGTAAGACTGCAGACATGCAAATTCATTTGTAACTCCAAGTCCTGAAATCTCAATCACATCCTGGTTGCGTAGATTCTCAGCCAACTCGGTGATGTCCGACTCTTCCATGAGGCTTATACTGCAATTCGGGTATTCGGTAACGATCATGTTGCAATCCTCCTACTGCGAGAAGCTACTGTGCTTTCAAACTCTGTCGCAAGTAACTGCATAGGTAAAGCAGATTCACTAGTGATGGTCACGGTAATGTCGTTTACATTTGCATACACTGGAAACTGGAATGTACCATCTTGCAATACGAGTTGCCCAAGTAGTGTATCTGCACCGAGTATGTTTGCGTTAAAGATGTGTTCGTAACTGCTGCGAAATTTGGTAGCAACGCTTACTTTGAAGTGTCCAGTGTTGGCGTATTCGATTGAGCCGTTACGTACAATCTGATGAGAGTAACCTGATACGGATCTACCGTTGCCGTCTGCTGATTGCTTTACGGTTGGACGGGTGAGAGTTACTGAGGATGTGTAAGGTATGCCTACGTATGCTTCTGTGGGGCTGCCGCTGTAGTCGCCATTCACTACGATGGTGTTACCAAAACTGCTAACATCTCTTGTGGCTTTTGTTCCTCCTTGTGACCACACTTCTGCAATACTGTAGCCTAATCCTCCGTCTGTAATAGTAAAGTTGCTGACTGCACCACCTGATACGTCAAATGTAATGGTTGCTGCTGTAGTAGGGTTGCCACCTGTGAGTATTAAGGCATATCCTGTGCCGTTGGTGTACCCTGATCCACCTGCATTTACTGTTACTGCGGTAATGGTTCCACTTGAGTTGTAGGTTACATTTGCGGTAGCACCTGTCCCTGCCCCCCCATTACTGAAATCAAACACAGGGCCAATCGGATACCCTGCAACAATCGTGGTCTTATCAGTGCCAGGGTCATAAGATGGAGAGAGGCCCGACACTGCACGTCTTTTATCTAAGTGAATTGCGTAAGATTCTCCAGTGTCTACAAGCCCACTCTCCAAAGACATTTTCTCAAGGTGCGTATTCGTACCATCTTCCGTTACGAGATACAGATCACTCTCAATGAAGAAAGCATGTACTATATCATCTTGGAATGTGAACCTACTCCACGCACTCTGCACCCTCTCATTGCCACGCCAGAAGTATTTGTATACGTAGAGGTCGGTAGTGCCGCTACTGTTGCTTGTGGTGGCTACTATGATGTCCTCTGTCGGTGATCCAACCAGTTGCTTTATGTCGGCAGGGATATACTTAGGTACTTGTCCTGTGATCTCCTCACCCCTGAACGTGTCCGTGTTCAGATCAATGGCGTACTCATTGACTCCATTGTAGCTGTTGCGTGGGAATGGGAAGTAAATAAAGTTACCCTGCGTCAATGGCTCAACTCCAGCAAGTGCCGTGTATTCCGTTGTCGGTGTTACATTGATTGTCTTGGGTGTCAGTAGTTCATTGCCTTTGATAACAAACTGCGTCTCATCACTAAACACAATCAGCTTCTCTTGGAATGTGGCAACGTGTTTGAGGTTGCTGACTTTCGTGTGAGAGATACCTACATCAATCGGTGCGGAGTCGAGTAGCTGTAAGACTGTTGTGCGGAAGAAGTTGTAGTATTCATCTGCTTCCGAAAAGAGTATATTCTGACCACTAAGAAATCCGAGCCTGTTCTTCCAGAAGAAGATGTTCTCGATGGTATTCCCTACAAAGCTTGGGTCTGGGTTGGTTTCCGTATCACCGACAAGTCGGGTTCCCCATGTGTTTGCTTCGATGTAGTAGGTGGATAATCCTGGTTGTGGTTCCAGCTTGTAAGGCATGTCTGTTGCCGTAAGTGCCGTAGGTGTGCTTGGTGCTACAGTCTCTGTCCACTTACCTTTGTTATGGTTGTAAAGCGTAACATGTGCGGTTGCTGCCTCTACCGATGTACCTGCGTCACTAAAATCTAAGGTAGGTGTCGATGTGTATCCTGATCCTCCATTCGTTAGCGTGATGGTTTCTACACGCCAATTTCCCCCGTAATTGTCAAGAGTGAATGTACCTGCTGCTCCTGAGCCACCGCCACCTGTAAATATTAAATTGTGTGGGCCTGCTGCTGCGTCACTGTATGTTGAGCCTTTAGTCAGGAGGGTGATGTCTTTAATCGCACCATCAAAGCTATCTCCAGACAAGTTCTCAAACTTCACATAATAGTCGTCTTGTGCTGTTTCAAGATCACCATTTATCTTTGTGTTGTTTTCTTCAAAACAATGAACAGGAAGATCCGTAACACTATTAACCTCATCCTGAATCACACCCACACCCTGCTCTGAAACTGAGTCTGATGCCTCTACCGAGAAGCTGTCATTACCTGTATATTCTATCAGGATTGCATCACCATTTGTTGCATCACTATAATCTGGGGCTACAACAGATTCGGTGGTTACTGTGCTGTTAAAACTTGCAAGCGTAAGTACAATATCAGAAATACCTTGATCTATAATTGCTGCCCATAGACCTTGTGCGATTGAGTCAGTTTGTGCATCTGTGACATCCCCTGTTGCGTACCCTGCTGCGGTTGAAGTTGAAACTGTTGTGCCGTTAATTTCGGACTGTCCTGCTCCTGTCCCATTACCAGACAAGAACTCGCAGTTAGTTTTAACTCCGTTTATGATAATATCTATGGCGTACTTTCGCTCATACGCACCCTGTTTAATGAATACTACTGCCTTCTTTACCGTTGCATCACTACTTGTCCCTAACGCACTGATGGTTTGTGTCTTATTCAGGATGAATGTGGTATCTGCTACCGTTAAGGCTCGCAGGTTCTCCCTTGGGTTTGCTTCATTGATATAGGCGATACTTGGGGGATTTGTATTGGTAGGAGCATCATACACAGAGATTGCACTACCATCGGCGGTGTCGTAAATCTTAGGCACTGAACTATTTGGCTCAATGACCAGCAAGTGCCGATTGCTACTATCCCGATTGATAAGGTAAACAAAGCTATCAGGGTCAATGGCTGCGTCTGTACCTAGTTCCCCTACAAATTCTGTGAATGGTCTTTTGCGTAATCCATCGACCACGCTACTGAGCATATTCTCCTGTGCCTCATGTTGCCCAGCGAATCTAAGGTTATCAGGCTGCTGCGATACACCTTGTGCCAGATTGGGTATGCTGCTGTTTACGAGTGGCATTATCTGCGAAGCGTAATGGTGGACAGTTCGTTGTCAAATATTGTGTGGTCAGCATTCTTGGCATTACTGCGTCTTGCCATTGCCTTCGCTTCCATTTCATCCCGCAACGTAAAGACTTCAATCTCGCCACTTCCGACGAATCTTGCTGCCATCTTGCGAGCTGCACGTATAGTAATCCATTGCCTGAATTGTTCTGGCAACTCTGTAAAGTCTAGCAGGAATACGATGTCTACTTCCAAGTCCTGCGTAAAGGTACTGCGATGGTTCTTCTTGTCGTACAGGCTTGTGCCACGCTGTACTACATCAATGTCGCTATATTTATTTACCTCCGTGTCTACTTGGAGCGTATTGCTCGGTACGGTAATTGTATTGTCGTTTGCCCTTGTTAGTGGATACTTCTTCTCGCTATTGAAGTGCCACCCCTTGGATTGTATTTCCCTACTGGTGTTATCAAGCAGTGTTTCTGCCTGTACTGCCTGAATGGGTTTACCTGATCCCGCATTCAGTGTGTTTACTGGTGCTTCACCAATGGCCC